CCTACAAAACGGGTTATTCAAGACTATCTGGAAGCCAAGAGACGTCAGTAATGAACACCATTGTCAATGCTGCTGTTGCATATGTGACCTTCAGAGTCATGGCAGCGCGCATGTTCACTTCGATTGAAGCTCAACGTGAATGGGCCGAAGTTCAACTTGAGTTATGCCTCTTCGGGGGGGATGACTCGGCTATGGGTATGCCAGAATCCGTCGATCTCGAGGGTTTTGGTAAGGCAGTGACATCAGTCTCTTCAGCATTCGGACTGAAGATGAAAGTCGCATTTGCCGCGGAAAATCAGCCGGTGCCGTTTCTAGGGAGATTCTTTTACCCCTGGGACCCAGCGTGCCCCTCTTGCTGTGACATCAACCGTCAGTTCGTAAAACTTTCGACAACTGACAAGCCAATCAGGAACAATTTTGATAGGATTCGTAAGGCCAAAGAGAAGGCAGTTTCCTACCTAGTTAATGATGCGAACACTCCCGTTGTAGGGGAGTGGGCCAGGGCTATTTGTATGTCATACGGGAGACTCCACCATGAGGATGGGGTTGATTATTCGTACTGGGCTTGTGTTGCCAAAGAGACGGGGCAGCACTTCCCTAACCCTAAGGGATCAGAATTGTACGATCTGGTCCTCAAAAACTTCGAAGATGACACGGGATTTAGTTATTCCACCTTCCTTCTATCATTGCAACATCCAATGAATCTCCCACTGTGCATGGAGAGACAAACGCCAACTGAAGAAATTGTCGTTGTGTCCGAGAGCATTGTTGTAGAGGTAGAGGGAATCATCGCATCGAATGGAAATGCCGAAGAAAAACCAACGGTCGGCACCTTGAAACAACCAACTGCTACCAAGCAGGAACCCGCCAAGACGAGCGGATCGAACGCTGTAAAGCAAGTAGACAAGGCTAAAACCGACAAGAAGAAGAGAAACCGAAAGCGAAAAGGAAGAAATGCACGCAACAATGCTAATACTGTTGCTAGTCCTGGCCCTAATGTTAATGGGCAGGACGCCCGAGCTGGCTCGGGCACCAAGTGATTACACTTGGTGCCTGGGTATTCCAGGCTACAGGGGACTCTGTGTTGAGTACAACCCAGATTACCCTCCGTAGACTCTGCATGTGGAGCCCACACACGCGCCCAAGAAC